TGTACCAACTGTAAACGCCCAAGATGGGTTAGTAGGTGCAAATAAGCAATTAACAGCTAAAGTTGTCGCTGCTGTTGATGGCGAAACTTTGATTAATAATTGTGGGGTTGTTGCCGGAGCAATTGCTGCAGCCGTTTGAGTTGTGAAACAAATAGGATAATTTGCTGTTGGTAATGTTAACTTAGATTTTGTAATTTCAGTATAATCACTACTAGTTAATTGTACAACTGATTGTATATTAGCAGGTTGACCTGTTTGAGAAGCAGGAGTTGTTGCAACAATTTCTCCTAGCTTGTATATTGTTTTAGTACCTGTATATATAAATCCTAAATTTGCAGGATTCCAAGTAAAATCTGTTTCTTTTTCAAAAGGAAATAACTTGTATGATATATTTTTAAACATATCAAAAAACTCAGTATCATTTTGGCGATTACTTTGATTAAGGCGGTTAACTTGATTACCGTCAGGAAAATACGATTCAAATATATCATTTTGAACCTGCGCAGCAAGACTATTGAATTCAGCTGGAGGAATATAACCCCTCTGCTCCTTATTCAGTATGAATAATACTGTAGTGTATACTGTGTTTATATTTACCGCCATTGTATTTTAATTTTGAATAATAGTTAGGCCACTCTCTATGAGTGACCTATCTACTATATAGTATTACATGTTATGAGAATTTTTTCTCTAATGATTTATAAATTTCCATGCCTTCATCGGTTTTAAAGAAAGCAGCCATAGCAGAATATGGGTGCTCGTCAAAAGGAACAGTCATTAATTTTCTGTTATTAGTAGTCCAAGTAAATGTTCTTTGATCTGGAGATAAACTTATATGTCCTTCTTCTGTTGCTTTAACAGCAAAGTTTCTAAGCATAACGTTTTCATCATTAGCTAATTCTAATAATAAACTAGGACTGTTTTTAGCAAACAATAGAATATCTTTTTTGATTTCTTTACTTGTCATATTAGAAACTTCAGATCCAAGCTCTACTCTAAGTATAGCTTCCATTTGATCTATATCCATTTCTCTTGCAGCTATCATTGCGTCTACTTCTAGCTCCATATCCACTAATTGATCCTCAGCAACAGCTACTTTACTATATTCATAGTATTTAACATCTAAACCTGGATGATAAAGAGACATAAGCTTTTGCAAGTTTTGATATTCCTTTGGAACTAATAATTTTCCGTCGCGAAATATAACTCTACCTAAAGTTACCTCTCCTTTTTGTTCATCAACAAATGGAGAGTTTTGATTAGTAGCATATCTTAATTCTCGTTGGGTTCCATTTGATTCATCAAACCATAGTAAAGCAGATCTTTGAGAGTGCCTAGAAGGCATTGTGTATGTTAAAGGAGTATATTGACTTTTTAGTAAATAAACTCTATTTTTTATTTCCCATTTAGGTTTTTCAACTTTATGGGTTTTTACCATCTGTGATGGTTCTTGTATTTCCTGAGGAGCAACCTCAACTTTTTTAGCTGTAGCTTTTTTAGCCATGATATAATATAATTAAATAGTTTAAAAAAGTAAAGATTACCCCCAGCATAAGCCAGGGGTAAAAATTACAGTGATTGATATTACTTAGTGAAAAGCACGAAGTTATTCGCAGCTTGAACACAAAGACATCTTTCTGATAAGAAGTGTACTTGCATAGCATCAAGATCAGAAGTGTAAGCACCTCCAACAGATCCAGTTAACCATGACTTCATACGACGGTCATCAGCTTGAGAAGCGCGATAACGTACGTGTAAGAATGGTCGACGAATGTTAGATCCTAATACTTGGTCGTAAACAGTAGAAGTTCCAGCAGGAACTAATACTCCTTCAATTGGATTGATTGCAGTGTTTGGAGCAGCTCCATCATCAAGACCACCACGAGTAGAAGCATCGTTAAGATATTTCCAATCTGTTTTGTAGAAGTCATAAGAACCACGACGGAAACCACTAAAACCTAAGTTTAAAGCCATTTCTTCAGAGTTCTCAAACAAACCAAAAGCAGTTCCACCATTAGTTCCTTGAGATACGTTAGCTAACATATTGTCCATGGTTAATGATAGATCGCGATTTACGAATAACATATTCTCTTCAATAGCTCCTTGAGTATCAAGGTTCTTAAGAATATTGTCAAACTCAACCATTGGAGCACCAGCAGCAGGAGCAAATCCAGCCATTACGTTACCTCTTGATCGAATTGCAGCAAACATACCTTCAGTACCCTTAGCGTTTGCCCTAACAGCAGCTCCAGAAGTAGTAGTAGCTAGTTCTCCTTCAACTACAGACATTTCTAGGTAATCTTCAAAACGTAGTCGTGTCTCAGACTCAGCTTTAAGATACCAAAGATATCCACCTGTTCCATCTTCAGTAGCAACTTCTACCCAACCAATCTGCGCAGTGTCAGATCCTGAGATTTGATACTTAGATTTGATAATGATAGGTGAGTTACTGAATTGAGTGAAAGAAGGAGTGATAGACTCTGCAGTAGCATCGCCAAGTCCTTTTCCATATTCAGAACCTGTAACAAATATCTTAAGATTTGTACGAGTAACGTTACCAAGTCCTCCGTTAGCTACTGTATCGTTAAGATTAACAGCGCTATAAGGAGCAACAGTAACAGTAGCTCTAGCTCCTCCTACAGCACCCGCGGTGCGAGCAGTAACAATTGCATATACTTCATCTCCAGTTGTTGGTGACATAATGACAATAGTGTCATCTACTCCAATAACGTTAGTTATATCATCAGTTACAACAAAGTCTATTACGTTTACAGCAACAACAGGTGGACCCGCAGCTCCTTGAGTCATTCTTACATCATCATAAGAGATATGTAATCTGTTTTGTTCTGACCAGATAACCTGATCGGATGTCATAGGCATTTCAGCTCCTACCATACGCAAGAAACCAGAAAGAGTTCTGTTTCCGTAACGCTCTACTTCTTGTTCATAGATCTCAGGTAAATACTGTTGTGCAAAGTTATTTGAATTAGCAGCAGCGCTATCGAAACTCAAATAGTTAGTTTCTAAAGCTTGCAGCTTTTGACTAGGGATCAATGATCCAAAGTCTGGTGTTAATGTACCAGCCATAATTATTTATTTTTAAATTTTAATTTTCTTAATTTTAAGTTTTGAAGAATCATTCATAGGATCACCCATCACTTTTGCTCTAATACCGTTTTTAAATTCACCACCTTGAGCAGAAAGCCTAGGTTCGGAACTTGGGTTTTTAGAACTGCTAACAACGTCTCTGACGGCATCAGCTTTTCCTTGTTCGTAAAAATGATTGGCGATAACATCTACATTTTCAGCAGCGTAAATAGCCTTATGATATCCTTTAGCATCTGTTACATTTCCTTTGTTGTCTAAGAACTTCCCGACAAGATTTGTGATACTTGATTGTTTATCAACTAATTTACTAGGATCTTGAACACCATATCTAAATTTTTTATCTCCTACGTTGAAATCAAAACCTTTGAAATCTTTTTCGAAATAATCTTTAGTTTGTTGTTTAAATTCTCCATGTTGCTTTTGAGCAGTTTCCTGATCCTTCGTGTAGCGATTGAAAAAGTCAGTAGCTTTCTGTTGCTCCTGAGTAACGCCGGGTCTCAACTTGATATCGTCGTAATATTTACTCTTAGCTGTTTCCAAAAAGTTTTTGGCTTTTGCAACCTCTTCTTTTATTGCGAGTTTCTTTTTGCGGATATCTCGCTCCTCTTCTATTTCTTCATCATATGAAAAATTATCTTCCATAAGGAAATTAATTTCTTCATTATCTAAGTGTGGTTTAGTTTGTTTATAATATTCTTTTAATAATGTATTGTTATCTACATTAGAATAGTCAGCATTTAAACGTACATAGTCTTCAATGTTTCCGCCTGTCTCTTCCATAAAAGAAACAAGCTTCTCAATATTTTCAGGTAAAGGTTTTCCAGTTATTTGAGCATCTCTTTTAGCTTCTTTAACTTCTTTACTTATTTCTTTAACTTCTTCAGCTACATCTTCTGTAATTTCTTGCAGTATTGGCTGTTCATCTTGAACTTCTTCAGCGGGCTTGGATATTCCTTCTCCCACTTTTTCGCTATCTCCGGATGATTCGCCCACAGGAATTTCCTTTGTTTCTCCGATTTGAATGGCATCGTCTTCTTTTTTATCTTCTGTAGGTATAACTACTTTAGTTACATCTTCTTTTTTTATTTCATCTTTAGGTTGAGATAAATTAACCTTTGTAACCTCTTCGGTTTTGTTTAATTTTTTCATTTTAGGCTTTGATTTTATTTTAAAATCGCCTTCTTGTTTTTCTGTTGACATAATATAATATAATTAAATAAATAAAAAGTTTTATTCAGGACCTAAACTTCCTAAACTAAACCCACTTAAATCATCATTACCATCTGATTCGAAATCTTTAGGTAATAAATCATTTTTTCTTTGGTCAATCATTTGTGATTGTTGAGTACCTGCTATTCTTGTTCTTTTATCTTTACGATCTTCTATTTCCTGCTCTCTTTCTTTTTCAACACCTGCTCTTGCTTTAGCCAATTGCATTTGATATTCAAACTCTGTAGCCATAAGCTCTTTTTTTATTTGAGCTTCATTTTGCATGCGTTGTATCTCAAATTGAGATTTAGCTTGTTCAATACTTACTTTCTCTTGAGTAAGAGCTTGTTGTTTTTGAACTTCAGACATTGCAGCTGCTTCTGAGGCTTGAGCATTTGCCTGTGCTTGAGCTTGTATATTTTGTTGAGCAGCTTGTTGTTCTCTTTCTATTTTTTGAGTTTGTCTAAGTTTAATGTATTGATTAGCTAATTTAGTGTTTTTAATTTCCCTAATGTCTATAGCGTCAGATAAAGCTATAGCTCCCGTTTGTAAAGCCATTTGAACATTTTGCTCAAGCTTTGCTCTTTCTTCTTCTTCAGGTTCTAATTGTAAATAAATTCCAAAATCGTGAATTTGAAGATTAATTAATTCTTCTAATGTTTTAGTATTAAAAGTGCTTATGGAGTTCATTAAAGCTTCTCTGTTCAAAGGATTTTGAACTATGTCTGCTGTTTTTAAACTTATGTTCTCACATGTTCTAAGTCCTATATGAAGTAGTGCATCCATTAAATGTCTTGTAGCTACATTAGAAGCGTTTGCCGCCATTTTTTGTAAACCAACTAATGAATCTTTATCAGGCATACTGCCATCTCTTGCTTCATTTAATCCAGTTACATCGCGTATCATTTGTAAGTAATATTGATACGTGCCAATTAAACTTTGAATTTTAGATTGTCCAGACGATGATGTTAATTCTGAAATAGGTACTTTACCAGCATTCATACCACCTTCTTGAGTAAGTGATCTACCAACTATAGAACCTGTTTGGAAATACATGTTTAAAGCTTCAGCTGGGTTATAATTAGTTCCGTTACCTAAATCAACTTCTGCTAAACCATCCATATCTAAAAATACACCATCAGGCACTATTCTAGACATAACTTGTTGTAGCTTTAGATGAGTAAGTTGTATCATATCTGCAAAGCCAGTTATTTTACCAACTAAAGATTCAATACGACCTTTATATATTCTAGGTGCAGATATACAATAATTCATTTCAACTTTTGTAGTATCAGCATATGGCCTAGTCATATTCTCTGCTAGTTTCCACTCTAACATATAATTATTACCTAATACTTTAGCTCCAGTATATAAAACTTCTATAGTTCTTGTTACAATATCATATCTATCGCTTTCAGGTGGATTATAGCCATCAAACTTTATTAAAGCTTTTTCAAGCCCTTGATCTGTTTTCTTTATTTTAAATACTTGATTGTGATAAGTTTTATATTCAAAATACATTACTTGTACTGTATTTTCATCATAATTACCCCAACCAGTTATGTATTGAGAATTACCAGGCATTTGTTGTATTCTAAGTAATTCTTCTTCTGGTATATCTGGAAATTGCTTTTTCAGTTCAGGTATAGTTATAGATTTTACTTCGCCTATGTAGTATATATTTTCAAAATTAGGATCTTCTGTGTATGAATAAACCATATAAGCTGGATCAACATAATCAATTTTTATTCCTTCAGCTTTGTTAAATCTTGTTTTTGAAGCAGCAATACCTAAAACAGTAAGATCATATGCTAATCTTCTTTTTGTTTCTTCGTATTTATTTTTAGCTAAAACATTATTTATTACTTCTTCTTCTGCTATTTCTATTTGTTGCTTGTAATTCATTTGCATGTACAAGTCTAATTCTTCTTGACTAGCAGGAAGTTCTTCAGGGTTTGAAGTATTAAAAAGATCTAATCCTAATTGATTTTTAAAATCATCTAGTATATCTTTAGTATTTATATCTCTTAATAAAGCTTCTGCATATCTACTTTTTTCTCTTGTAGAATAAGGATCTTGAGCAATTGTTGTAATATCATAAGACTTGTTAGACATACCATTAACAACAATATCAACAAATTTTGATATAACATTAACTGGTTTCCAGTCTAAATTAAGATAAGACAAATCACCATTTATAGATAATTCGTCTTTATATTTTGCCACAGATTGTTCTCCTCTAGCATATAATCTTAATTGATGAAAATTACTGTAACTTTGTGCGTATCTATTTCCTGATCGTCCTTCTTGGAACCATTCACCTTCAATAGCTCTACCAACTTGAATACCATAGTCTAAGCTTGATTTTTCTTCATCACTGACCACCTGGCTTGGAAAAGAACTGTATGTATTAGTTTCGACTCTCATTTATTAAAGTATTTTTGAAGTGGTTCCACTGTTATTATATTTTTTAATACCTAAATCAATAGGTTTATATTCTTTTTTTGCAACTGGCATATACCTGTTTTTATTACAAGCCATTAAAGCTAAACCAGAACTTATAGAAGCATCATGCTTTGTTCTATTATTTATATTAAACTTAGCCCAATCGTTTAGTGTTCTTTGAAAAAACATGTCTCCGTATCCGTTTTCCAACATGCCTACATTTGTATTTATGTAAGTTTCTATAGCGGCTGCATGAGCTTGCTTTATGTCTTCACTAGAATTTGGTATACCACCTATTTCTCTTTCAGTTATTGATAATTTATTCCAAACCTTATCTGGCCTGTTCATTGAATAACCTCTATAACCTCTTCTTTTAAAATGATATAATAATCTAGGCTTATTATTTTCTGCTAATATAGGCATACCGTAAAAAATACAAGCCATTAAAACATCTTCAAAAAATATCTCAGCTGTTTGAGGTCTTGATATGTATTCTAAAAAGAAATGATTTGGTGGTGCATTTTCCATACTAAACTTAGTTAGCCCGTGTAACGCCCCGTTAGAACCTCTACCATCTACTGTACCCGATATATCATAACTGTCACAACCAAAAGCTCCAACGTGTTCATTACCAGGGTTTTTTATACCATTTTTAATTATTACTCTATTTTGTAATTCTATTTGAGGTACCCAAGATATGTTAAATCTACCGTCTTTATTAGGTATAAATATAACTCTAGTATCTTTTATTCCATTTTCCCATTGAAAACTACCTTGAGTTATAACAGTTGTATTTTTTAAATCAACATTATAATCTATTTGCTCATATATCTTTGTAAGATTAAACAAAGATTCTTTTGCTTCATCTCTAAAGGCATGTTCTTCTGTTCGTGGAAATTGCCTAAAATATTCATTTAAACCGTCTTGGTCTTGTTTTAATCCTTCAACTTCATTATTCCAATGATCTATAACTCCTTGTTCTATAGTATCACCAAAAGAATCTACTGTTTCTTTTTCAGGTTTATCAAATACTGGATAACCATAAGAATCTATAAATCCTTCGTAGTTCCACTCCATTGGTATAAATAAAGAATACAAGCCTGAGCTTGTTTGACCATTAGCGTTTCTTTTTTCAACATTAGAACTATAATAAAGCTTTTTGAAATTTTCACCACCTTTATCTAAAGAGTTTGATGTTGAACCCATCATGCATTTACCTACTATTCTACTACCTAACCTTAGACATGTTTTAGTAACACGCCAATTGTTTAATATGTTTGTTGGCTTTTCCCATTTACCTGATTCATCATGAACAAGTAGTTTTAGTTTTTCACCATCATAAGAGTTATCTCCTGTGTTTTTCCAATCTATTGTTGTATCAAGACCGGATATTTCTTTAAGCTTTTCGTTGTTGTCCAGCTTTTTTCTTGTAAACTTTGTGGCTGGTACTCTGTACGCCAGCTCTGTTTTTGGCCTGTCCATTCCATCCTGTATTGGTTTAAAAAAGAAAGGGTAGTTAACTGATATTGGTACAACTTTATCGGTAAACATTTTTTTAGCATCTGGTCCTGATTTTGATAATATACCAAATCTTGAGTCTGTCGATATTGTTGCAGCGTTGACT